TATAGTAACACTCTTATTGATGTTAATTCCGAGTGTGGCATATGCTGAAAATTTAATTCAGTATATGAACAAGCAAGTAATTTGTGGAGAATATAATAATTTAGAAAAGGCCATAGAAAATATATATCTAGAAAAAAAGAGTTTGGTCATAAAACAGGATAACTCAGAAAATCTTATTGTTATATACTATTCAGATGAATTCAACTCTATAACTATTTTGGAGACCGATACAAAAATGGCTTGCGTTTTGGGTGTAGGAAAGATACTAAATCAAAATCAAGAAAATAAAAAATCAAATAAGGATGTGTCTTTATAAAAGACTTTACAATAGCAATCGTTTATGATATAAATAGTATGTTATCGTTGATGAGTTATTATATAAGTGATTCGGACATGGGTGCAAATCCCATCTAGTCCACCATAAGGAAATAATGTTTTTTTATGATGGGCTAGAATAGGATCGACGGACACGATAAGGGTAATTCGGAGATAACTCGGTGGTCAAGTGACCGACAATAGCTGCAAACGACAATTTTGCATCTGATTTGGCTCTCGCAGCCTAATCGGGGTTTTTCGAGAAGTTTTAACCTGGCAACAGAATTAAAATTTCTCATTTCCTTAACATCGGTGGAGAAAAGAGTGAAATGTAAATGGATTTTTATTACTTGTTTCATGTTTCTTTTTCTATTTGTATCTAATCTTAATACCATCAGCGGCGGTACGATCGATCATCTTCCAAAACTCAATAAGAAGGAAGTGAACTGTCTTGCTCGCACGATTTATTATGAAAGTCGCGGCGAACCACTAGAAGGACAATACGCTGTTGGTTTTGTGGTTATGAACAGATTAAACGCAGGATTTTCTGATAGCGTTTGTGGTGTGATAAAGCAAGGAATGAATTCTAATGATAAAATGAAATGCCAGTTTAATGGCTACTGTGATAATGTTCATAATACTCCTAAAAATTATGATGCGTGGAAAGTTTCTGAATATGTTGCTAAAACAATATTGCTTGATTTGGCTAAGGATTCAACTTCGGGAGCTAAATATTTTCATAACAATAAAGTCAAACCTTATTGGCGTAAACATTTTGAAGTCGTCTCTACTATAGAGAAACATACATTTTATAGGTGATACATTATGTCTTCGTTTTATGAAAACTGTGGAAATGATAAACCTCTTAGCATCATAGCTGGTCCTTGTGTATATGAAACTAAGGAACACGCTATGTTCATGGCGAAATCAATCATTGATATATGTGATCGTGTTGGAAAAGAACACGGAATCAGAATAAACTACATATACAAAACATCATTTGATAAAGCAAATAGAACTAGCGCGGAAAGCTTTCGTGGCATTGGTTTTGATGAAGGTTACTATGGATTAAAGGCGATTCAATCTTTGGACATACCAGTTCTTACAGATATTCATGAGCCCTGGCAATGTGATGCTATCGCAGCAAATGTCATACAAATACCTGCGTTTCTGTGTAGACAAACTGATCTTCTATCTGCTGCTGCACAATCGGGCTGCACAGTCAATGTAAAGAAAGGTCAGTTTCTTTCACCCAAAGAAATGATGCAGGTTGTAAAAAAATTACAACACTTTGGCGCTAAAGAAATAATGATAACGGAAAGAGGAACTACATTTGGATACAACAATCTTGTTGTAGATATGCGTGGACTAGAGATTATGAAAGAAGCACAAGTCCCTGTTATTTTAGATTGCACTCATGCTGTTCAAGAACCAGGTGGTCTTGGCACCAAAAGCGGAGGCAATAGAGAAATGGCTAAGGTATTAGCGCGCGCAGGAACGGCTGTTGGCATTGCTGGATTGTTTTTAGAAGTTCATAACGATCCCGATAATGCACCAAGCGACGGACCTAATATGATTCATTTAAATGATCTTTATGCTTTACTTACAATCTGTTTTGATATAGACTTATCAATAAAGAAATATGCACAAAATAAATAGCGGAGTATATGGCTGATGACTGAAAAAAGTGGTAAAATTTGGGGAGAAACTTGGACAATATTACGAACTCCAATGGTGCAATTACACCGAATATTGGTAAAAGCTGGATATCGTTGCTCGACGCACAAACACGAACACAAATGGAATGGGTTCTTCGTAGAAAGTGGTGTGTTACAGATTCATGTTCAGAAAAAAGATTATCCTCTAACAGACGTGACTACTCTGGCGGCAGGGCAATTCTGCGCAGTAAAACCAGGAGAGTATCATTGGTTTCAATGCGTAGAAGATTGCATCGCTTTCGAGATATATTGGTTAAATCCAATAACGGAAGATATTCAAAGAGAAAATGCTGGAGGAAAGGTATGACGAATCAATTTTTAGACTCCTCTGCATTTGTTGATTTAATAGAAACTACAGCAAGAAATAAAAACATTTCTTACATCGATGCTATTCTAGATGTTTGTAAAAGTAGGAATATTGAGTTTGAAAGCGTTCCCGAATTACTCACACCTAAATTGCGTAAGCTGATTCAAAATGAAGCAACAAATATAAACATGTTAAAGAAAAGAATTGGAAAGAAGTTGCCTATTTGACATGGAAGGTATGAAAGCATATCAAGAATTAATTTCTCTTAGATTACATTTTACCAGTGATTATGATTATTTTAAATATTGTGGTAAAACAAAAAGCATAAATGAATCTAAGTTAGAAACAAGAAAGGATATATTTCACTATCGGCGCATTGAGAGAAAATATAAAAACGAATTAACAAACTTTATTGTGTCCAATATGATATCAAATCCAAATGTATGGATAGGTGATCTTGTAAAAATTGATGCGGAAAAGAAATATAAAGATTGGAAGAAACGCCAAGAATCTTTGAAATATATTATAAAACAGGATTTATTGAAGATTTGTGAAACTGGGTCGACGAATGATCTATGGAAAGTTGTTAATAACAATCATCCACACATTTTTAGAGCCTACCTTGGAAACAAGATTTGTTTAGAAACATTAATTGCTACGAATGAAGTTTTGAATTTCGTTCCTTACTGGAATAAAAATATAAATGAAACACTTATATGGGCGGATGTTTCAAGATTGATAACAAAATATAGACCATTTCTAATTATTGATAAGAAAGAAATAAAATCAATTATGAGGGAGATTCTACTTTGAATACCAAAGAAATGACTAAAGAACAATTGATTGAAAAGATTGCTACACTTGAGATTCGAATGAATGAGTTACAAAAAACAAACTCATATTTGAATTCCAAACTGAGACAATATGAAGATCATCTTCTAGATGAATCTGATGAATACATAAGATTTCAAACACAATATGATAGATTCTTTTAATATTGACAATGATAAGGCAATGTGATATATTATAATAATATATTATGATAAGGTGTATACTTTTTATACAACGCATATACAAACATACGGAGAATATACATGGTAGATACATTTGCAGCACTAAAGAAATCTCGTGAAAATTCACTAGATCGTCTTACTAAGGAAATTGAAAAGTTTTCAATAAAAACCGAAAACAAGGAAGATGAACGTTTTTGGTATCCTGAAGTAGATAAGGGCGGTAACGGATATGCAGTTATTCGTTTCCTTCCTGCTCCAAAAAATGAAGATCTTCCTTGGATTAGATTTTGGAGTCATGGTTTCAAGGGTCCTAGTGGAAAATGGTATATTGAAAATTCACTCACGACTTTGGGTATGAAGGATCCTGTTTCCGAGTATAATACGATTTTGTGGAACTCCACCACAGATGATAGCTCACCCGCACGTAAGCAAGCTCGTGATCAAAGACGCAAGTTGAATTATATTTCTAACATCATTGTTGTTAAGGATGCTGCTCATCCTGAAAATGAGGGAAAGGTTTTTCTTTATCGATATGGTAAGAAAATCTTTGATAAGATTAACCTTATTATGAATCCTGAATTTGAAGATGAAAAGCAAGTCAATCCATTTGACTTCTGGAACGGTTGTAACTTCAAGTTGAAGATTCGTAATATTGAAGGTTATCGCAACTATGATAAGTCAGAGTTCGATGATGTAAGAACACCTATTTCAACGGAAGATGAAGAAATTGAAAAAATTTGGGTTTCTCAGTATTCTCTACAGGAATTTGTTTCTCCTGACAAATTTAAGAGTTATGAAGAACTAAAGAGAAAATTCAATGATGTTCTTGGTCTATCAAATACTTCATCCAACACGAAAGAAGAAATGCCAGCAGATTTGCCTAGAGTTGGTAAAGTCACTTCTACGCCAAGAGTTGCTGAAACAAAGAAGGCGAATGATATTGAAAGTGAAGACCTTGACTTCTTTAAGTCGCTTGCTGAGGATGATGAATCCTAATTCAATCTAATATAGTCTAGAGAAATCCCGCTATAGAAATGTGGCGGGATTTTTTATTATGCAAGTGCATTTGTTGCATCATTTGAAATTCGATCTTTAGAGATTATAGTGGGATCAGTATTTCTTGCGTTCAATCCAGGATTTACTGGTTGTTTAGCTTGTGCTGTTTGTGTACTGTTTATTGAACTCTTAGACTTATCAATAGTAATAACTTTATCTTTTTCGTCTGATGATTTAGGACCAGGTGGCGGTGTTATGTTAGCGGAGGCGACAGCAGTTCCACTGCCAGTTAAGGATCCACCCGAAGACCCTGCCATCTGTGTTTCGTATCCTTGCGCCAGCGCCGCGCGTTTGGCTGTTTCTTTTTCGCCTCCTACGTAACCTACTGCTTTACCTACAGCGACAATGTCTCTTAGATCCGTACCCTTATTTGCTTTAGTTGCAAAGTAAGCAGCAGCAATCTTTATTGCGTTCTTTGGATCATTTGCCGCTTCTGGATTAGCAACTAAATCTACGCCAATCATTTTTCCATACGTACGATAGTTATCTTTGCCTGTTAGTTGTATCAATCCTCGACCTCTATATTTGTATCCTTCATCGGGGGCATTGCCCATGCGCCCACCATAGATGATATTACCTATTTTTTCTGGCCCTTCGTTTACGGCTGCCTCAGCGTCTCCTAAGTTTTTGAAATACTTCGGGAACATCGCAAGTAGTCTTTGAGGTTTGTAGTTTAGGTTTTCCGACTTAGGAATGAAATTTGATTCCGCCTTAATTTGTGCGAAGATATTTGCTACTGATTTTGGATCTGTAATGCCTCGACTTGCTAATTCGGATTTAAGCAATTCCATATTATTACCTGCTTCTACTCCTTCTTTTTTTATATCTGAAGATAATGGTGATGGTGTTGCTCTTTGTGGCATGCCCGCAGGTGGTGGTGGAGGCGTTGCTGGTGGCGAAGGCGCGCGGTCAGGCTCGCCAGATGGTGGAGGTGCTGATGGTGGTGGAGGCATTGGTGGTGGTGGTGGAGGTGCTGATGGTGGTGGAGGCATTGGTGGTGGTGGTGGAGATGCTGATGGTGGTGGCGGAGGCGCGCGGTCAGGCTCGCGGGCGGGCTCGGCAGTGTCTTTTTCCTTTTTAGTTTCATCATCAATTTC